TCTTCCTCTTCGTCCTCATCCTCGTCATCGTCATCATCGCCGAATAACAAGTCTGAGATGATTTCGGGCGGGACTTTCTTAACCACTTCTTTTTTTGTCGATTTAACAAGCTTTTCGGCGACGTTAACCGTGTTTATAAGCGTCAGCGTGTTAACATGCCGTAACGCCTATACCGTGTACGCCGTCGTCGCAAGCAACGCTTCCGAGTATCGCTTTTGAATCCGAATCGATTATCGTGTCCCCTGTCGTAAGGTCTTTAATTGTGATGTGGAAGCCTTTTTTCTTTTCTTTGCTCTTTTCAAGTTTCATTTTAATTTACTCCGTATTTTATTTTGTCTCGAAATTTTATAAGGGGCGATATGCGCTTCTGAAGCTCTTCTATACGGCTTGAAAGCTCCGCCCATGAGTTTTCCACAAGCTCGAGTTCTTCGGGGCTTGTGGCTATCTTATAGCCGTTATTTGTGCCGCTTGTTGACATGACGGGAAGCCTGTGAGATATCGCCGTTATCATCATTCTTATCTGACGTTCGCCGACGTTGTAAATCTCCATAAGCTCCTGCTTTGTGTAAAAACGTTTGTACAAAAGCCGCACCATTGAATTAAGCTTGGCTCTCATTTCGTCCGTAAATTCGGGCTTTTCCGCTTTCTTCATATTCGCTCCTTTGAGGTTCTCTGCGGTCTTTTGCGGCGGAGCAACCGACCACAAATATATTACCTTTTAATATTTACAACCACGCCGCCGCTCGTGTTTGTATCTGATTACAACTCTTTTGCCGCTATCTTTTTGCAAAGCTCTTCGTAAAGCACGTCGGGAAGCGACGTTACAGTCGGAAAGCCGTATTTTTCGCAAAACGCTTTCATATTTGCCGATGTCTTTTTTGTATCGGCTGAATATGTACTCATAAGCTCTTTTATTTCCGCCATGCGCTTTTGTTTAAGCTCTTCGGCTGGGTTCTTAGCGTCGGGGAAAGGCACTTCCGCTTTATCCTTCGGTTTGTCAGCTTTCGGGGCTTCTGTGGCTGTTTTAGCCTTTGTTGCACCCTTCTGCTCCGCTTTATCCGTGCCTTGCATTTTATTCAAGCCGTCGCTTTCGGAAATATCGAACATCGCTTGATATAAATAACGTCTTTGGTACGTCTCAACCGCGCCTATGCATTGAACTTCGTGACAACCTTTAAGGTCTGCCGTTCCGAATGGAGACGTTATCGTGTAACGCTCTTCGGGGGTCTCGCTGTTTATAACCGTAAGCGAGGCGATCTCATTCGTAAACGACGGCATTGCCGTTATTTTGTATTTAAGCATTAGCTCCGTTAACGGCGGCAAAAAATCATCGAGTTCAAAATAATCGTATTTCGCATACAGATTTTTGCCGGTCATTTTGATTTTTACATGCCGCAAGTCGTTTCGAACGTTTTGAATCTTCTCAAATAAATTCATGTCTTTCACTCCTTTTTTAAAGTCTTATTACCTCGAGCGGTATTCCCGTCTCGTTGGCTCTTTTTTCGGCAACCTCGAGCGGACACCTCTCTTTTAAGTAGTCCGTCAAGCTTGCGTATTTTGCGCTTTCGGGGCAAGTATGCTCCTTAAAACGTTTGTAACAGTCCTCGCCGTCGATGCAGGCTTGCGGAACTCTTACAGTGTGCTTGCGCTTTGCTTCAAGCTCTTTTGCATAAGCCGTCATTATCTCGTTAAGCCGCGCCTTAGACCGTGCTTTAAGCTCTTCATCGCCGAGCCTGTCCGCACACGCCATTGCAACGTACATGCGCAACATCTCATCGTCGATAACGTCTAAATTTTCCGCTATGTGCTTAACCGCGTCGTCCGTAAACGTTATGCAGTCTTTTCCGCAATTCGCAAACGGTGACATTATGTACCGGGCATACGCCTTTATATAAACGTCTTCATCGCCTACGTATTCAAATACAAGGTTTTCGGAGTCAATCGGCACGTAATCGGGGTCTTCAAACATATCGTTAAGACGGTCAATATCCTCTTCATGTGTGTCCGAGAGCTTCTCGGCAAAACTTCCGTCGTGATAATCTATCAGCACATTCATAACTTCACGCTCCCGTTTAATATCATGCCGACGACGAATATCGCCGCCAGGATTCCCCAAACGCATAATTGCTTTAACAAGCCTTTAAACGTCGGACGTGGTTGGTTGTTTCCGTACTCTAAAAAATCGTCTTTCATTTCCTTTTCTCCTTTACTCGCTTTTATCCGAACGAGTGCGGTTGTATTTATATGAAACACAACTCGTATAAGGTGCTGTTAAAGGTTTCATTTTACACCCTTCCGATTTTTTGCACCTATCGCATAAACAAGAATTATCTTCGGCTATCGGCATAGGCTCGCCGAATGTTACGATTTGAATTCTATCTCCGCGTGGGTCTTTGGGGTCTGTTCTTATAAGATAGGGCATGTTCATTGTCATCGTTCCTTTTTAAATTCGGATATATTTCAAAAAGTCGCTTTAAAACTTCTTTTTGCTCTGTTTTGGTTAAGTTCTTCGTTTCCTCGTTTAACATTTTAAGGAATCTGTTCATTTAAAAATTGATTTGTGGTCGTTTATGTAACCAATTTGGATATATGTATTATATAACCAATTTGGTTATATGTCAAGCATTTATAACCAATTTGGTGTATAATTTTTTTTACCGTTTTGGTTTATATACTTTTTGAGGTCAAATTTATGGTTATAGCACAAAGACTAAAAGAAAGCCGCGTACAAGCAGGTTTAAAGCTTAAAGACGTTGCCGAAAAACTCAATATTACAATTCAGACCGTGCTTCGTTATGAAAACGGATCGCGTGAGCCGTCGCTTGAAACTCTTGTAACCTTTTGTAAGCTTTATGATGTTTCAGCCGATTATTTACTCGGACTTACCAACAGCCTCTGAGATAGCTTGCGCCGCGATAATATCTTCGGCGGAAACATGGTAAAGGCGAGCAAGCGGTATAACTTGGTCAATATTTAAACGTCTCTTTCCGTTCTCGTAGCGGCAAACCGTTTGAATAGTCACATGTAAAGCCTTTGCAACCTCTGCAAGCGTTTTTTCGCTTGCCTTGCGTAAATCTCGTAAGCTCTCAGACATTACCGCGCACCTTGCCTTTTTCTCTATTATGCTTCATCCATGCTTTAAGGTCGTTTATATGGCAGACCCCGCGAAGTAAGCCGCCTGTGCTGTCCTGGAAGGCTTTAACCGATTTCATGACCTTGCAGGCATTTTCTTCGCTACAACCTATAAGCACGCGAATATCCGCGGTTCTGATAAACTCCTTTTCTAAGACCTCTTTCGGGGTTTTTGCAACCATACTTCGCTCCTTTTGTCAAATTTGACAATCGCAACCGATTTGTTGTATAATCGGATTTACTAAATTTTTATTTATGCTTCTATACCTTTTGGTCATGTTCGATTGTATTTTAACATAACCAATAGGTATAGTCAAGCGTTTTGAGGGCATATGTCAAATAAAATTTCAGAATATCGAAAAAAACTCAATATAACACAGCCACAGCTTGCCGAAATGGCAAATTTAACTACTTATACTCTTGTTTATCGTTACGAAAAAGGAACAAGAATTCCAAGCGTTTATATTGCTTTGCGTATTGCTAAAGCGTTAAACGCCACCGTGGAAGAGGTATTCCCTTTAGAAGATGAACCAACCGAATAACAAGCTTAAAGAACGCCGACAAGAGTTAAAACTCACTCAAAAACAAGTTGCCAACCGCGCTAATATAGCAGAAAGTGCCTATCAAAGATATGAACGCGGCGACACAATTCCACTTGCTTTTATGGCTGTCCGCATTGCCAAAGCCTTAGAAACAACCGTTGAAGAACTTTATATCGATGAAGAATAAAGCTCCTCTACCGTTGTATTTAACGCCTTAGCAATCTTTAAAGCCGTGCTAACACATGGCTCTCTTTTTGTATGCTCATATCTCTGATAGGCACTTTCAGCAATGCCTATTTTTTCGGCGACTTCTTTTTGCGTTAAACGCAATTCCTCTCGCCGCTCTTTTAACTTACTCATCTTTCATTCTCCTTGAGGTAATTTATGGATAAACTTTGTAACATCGAATTTGAAATCTTAGAACAGCTCAGCCGTGAAGAGGGAGCTGTGGAAACAATCTTTATAACACACGGCATCGAACATTACAACGAAATACTTAACTATTTGCTTTTTAAAGGTTATATTTGGAGCCACGCCCTTGAAGATAAGGACTTCGAGGTAGGCAAAACAAATATAACTATGCTAACGTTCCCGACGCATTATTTCATCACTCCCGCAGGGCTTGCGGCGTACTATGTGGAAAAGGAATGCCGCGAAGCAGAAGCCTTGTCAAAAGCGGAACAGTCCGAAGAAAAAAAGAAACATTCAGCTTTCGAAATTATAACGATTTCAATTTCTGTTTTAGCTCTTGTATCGTCGATTTTATTTCGTTTCTTTTAAGGAATTTAACAACGTTTGCAGGTGTTTTGTCTATTTTTCTTACTTGAAAATTGATACGATTTCCATATGATTCGTTAAGCTTTAAAAGCTCGGTTAATAAGCAAGCTTTCGAAGTATAATCGTTGCCCGCGTTAGCGATAAAATTCGCCATTTCAACCGTCATATCGCCGTATAAAGCTTTATCAAGGTGCTTGCAACAAAAAGCGTTCACCATAAATTGAGCAAGGTCATTAACCTGTTCTTTCGTTAAAAGCGGGGAAAGTATTTTAAAAACCGTCTGCACGGTCTTTTCCTTTCCGCGCTCTTCGCCATACGCTACAAAGTCCTGTATATCCTTTTCAGTCACTTTTATCATCGTTCCTCTCCTTATTCGCCGAAAATCTCTTCAATCGTCTTGTCGGGGAAAACGTTGCGTTGAATGCGGAACATCTCCGCCGAGTAAAACCCCGGTGATTTATCCGACATTTTATATCTGAAAGTTCGTTCGGGCATAAACACCTTTGCGGCAACCTGCCAATACCTCAGATTCCTTTCCATTAAGAGCTTTTGAAGATTTTTATATTTAGTTAATTTATAAGGTCTTGCCATATACTCGTTATTTGTGGTTGTTGCGTTTTTTGCAACAAGTGCGGTCAGTTTAAAGATTTTGAAGCGGATTCGGCTTCGTCCATTTCTTCGCATGTTTTTAAAAGAAAGACAAGGACGGCTTGAGCCACTTTTTTATCGATGCTCGGATATTTCAAATCAATGATTTCGCATTCCTTAATAAACTCGTCTTCGGGCTTTTCCGCCGCCTTTCTGAGTTCGTCGATATACGCGCCGTAATAATCCGCTTCTTCGCTAAGCTTGTTTGCAAGTTCTTTTATCCTTTCCGCTGTATTCATTGAATATCTCCTTGTTTTATTTCCCCACCCCGAGAGCGAACCCCTCGCAAGAAGTCCGCTCCTGGTAATGATAAGGGGGAATGAAAATGGGTAAGCTAATTTATTTGACAACGGCAATAATTTGCCGTATAATATACTTCTCGGGGAAGTTCTTCCCTTTTGGAAAGACTCCCCGAAATACACTCCGAAGTGAGGTGATTACTATGAAGCTCATTAAGAAACTTCTCCTGTTACCCCGCTGTTCCTTAGGGCGACGTGCGCTTGCGTCATCGGGGTTCGCGGAACTGTAACCGCGAAAGTTGCGCAACAATACATAGAAGCGGTAAAGGTATTTTTCTCTGCTTTATGCAAAGGAAATAATTTCCGCCGTGTTTGCGATTAATTTCTACCGTAGGAGATGAAAACTCCTTAAAAACACCGCCGACGAGGCGACGATGAATGGCGCGTTTACGCCTGTGTGTGCCAGGTTTAAACTATTGCCGTAAACGGGCTTTTCGCAAACTGCAAATCGCTAAGGTAAACAAATTCAGGAATAGAACGTCGACCACCTTTAAGGAAATCAAGTCGGCGTTTTATTTTTTCGATAAATCGTCGGCTGATTTTGGAAATTAAATCGGCGTTTTATTTTACACCTCACGTTTGTAAACTCCATTTTTGGAGCTTTACGATATGATTATAACTCCATTTTTTAAGTTTGTCAAGTATTTCACGGCAAAATGTTGCCTTTTTTGGAGTTTTTTTTATAATAGAATTAGAAAAATAAAAAAAGGTGATAAAAATGACAGGCAAAGAATTAAACAATTTAAGAAAAGAAAAGAAAATTTCGTTTGAAAAACTCTCCGAATTGTCAGGGATTCCTAAAAGCACAATTGAAAAAGTCCTTTTAGAAATTACTCCACACCCCCGCATAGATACCGTGCAAGCCATAGAAAAGGCTCTCGGTATATCTTCCGAGCCGCAAAATAACGAGATTACCGAAGAGCGTTTACAGGCTCTCGGCTTCGATATGGAAGCAATCGGCTCGCTTTCCGAAGAAGATTTACAGCTTATCCGCTCAACGCTTAAAACGCTTGTAAGCGAACTGAAAGACAGAAAGAAAAAATAAAATGCAAAATATTGCCGCAAAATACTTGACAAAATACGCACTAATGCGTATAATATATAGTGTAAAGAGGTTGCAGATGAAAAGACGTGATTTAATAAAACTATTTGAGAAAAACGGTTGGGAACTTTACCGCGAAGGCGGGAATCATTCCATTTATAAAAAAGGCGGCAAAAAAGAACCGATTCCACGTCACGGCGAGATTGACGAAATGCTTGCAAAAGCGATTATAAAAAGAAATAATTTAAAAGGAGATTAAAATATGAAAGACGTTTATCCTATTATTATTTATCCACCGAAAGGGAAAAGCAAATACTATGTTGTATATGTCCCCGATTTTGATATAAATACCGAGGGGAAAAGCATTGAAGACGCGCTTTTTATGGCAAAAGACGCAATCGGGCTTGTCGGTATTTCTATGCAAGACGACGGACAAAAAATACCAAAAGCAAAAAATCTTAAACTTGAATGTAAAGGCGATGAATTGACTGCTCTTGTCGATGTGGACTTTGACGCGTATAGAGATAAGGAAAACTCTAAAATGGTTCGCAAAAACTGCACTATTCCTTATTGGATGAATAAAGAAGCGGAAGAGAGAAAAATAAACTTTTCCGCCGTTCTTCAAGAATCGCTCAGAACAATATTAAAAGCGTAACAAAAAAGCCG